CGTCTCACTGTCAAGGGTTCAGCACGATGAGCCTACGTCCCTCTTTAACGATACCTCCTTTGTCTTATGAGGCCGCGGATTTTAAGCCGCCTCACCAAAAAGTATTCTTCTCAGGCTAGTGGGGATGCCCCAACCTGTTACGGTGGCTGCCATTACCCGCATTCGCAGGTAGCCCCGTGGGCAGTTGACAATCTCTTGCGGAGCAGAGACCCATGCTATGCCTTCGGTAGTTTTTCCTTCTTGTCCATCGTTGACAGTGGCTCGACGGAGCCGACGTCTACCTCTCCCGCGAGAAACTCCTCGTACGAAGGCAACTTCCCTCTCATTGGAATGAGTAGCGGAAAGCCTCGATCAATTTTCCTAACGCGCTGCATGAAGATTTTGGCGCCACCCACATTCCTGGATACGACACCGGATTCGCTACCGTACAAGTACGGTTTAAAATCAGGCGCGTCCACCTTTGTGGCGGAAATGGCTAGATGAAACTTCATGGCAGCACGCGTGGACGAGAATGACTCGTATCCAGTCCTCCATTTCCAAGCGGCTAACTCGGCCAAATTCTCTTTCTTTTCCTCATCATCTAATAAATCAGGATCAACATACTCACAAGTGAGTGACAACCCATTCTCTATTTTCAAACTTGGTACAGATCGATTACTCGGCCCAAGACGTAAGCCGAACTTCTTTGTCGCTCTGTACGCGAGAGGGCCTCTAAAGCCCAAGTCCCACGTAGTCAGACCTAAGGGTCTAATTTTTCCTATGTTCCAGCTAAACCAGGCTAAAGCCGCTCGATAACGGAGTGAGCCTTTCAAGCCGGCAATAAAATCATCAAAACCTTTTGAGAGGGTGTCAAGAGACTCCGACTCGCGTAACATTCCCATACGGACAGTCGCAACCACACGATAGAAAGCGCCTCGGCGCTGACAAAGTGTGGAATTAAGCGAACCATACTCCGGTGAAACGCTAGTCTTAGTCTTTTCCACTTCCAATGACAAACGACTAACCACGTCCATCCAGTGCGCACTGAAGTGCGGACCGGAACGGAAAAGAATGTCGTCGCCATTAATCAAACACGGGAAACCTGAATTGTCAATCCCAACAGACTCGCCTGCATACAAGAAAGCGATTCTATTCTGCAAACAGAGCAGTGGGAAAGACAAAAAAGACCCCATCATTTGACCTCTCGTAGGAACAAATTCATCTATACCGTGCTCAAAGTTGAACAACACGGGACGCAAGATTTTCATGGCGTATGCTTTCATAGAGCCCGGCACAGAGACCGTGGACCTAAGCAATTCGTCAAGAATCGCCTCGGCAACCTCAATGGAAAGGTTATCCGTGGCGCTCTTATAATCCCCTGAAGTCAAAGTTTCGCCTTCAACAAAAGAAAAACCAGCGCGCTGTAGAACGTCAGTTGTAAAATCACCACGGCAAAGCCACTTCTCGCGCGACAGTCTATCATAGATCGCCTTATGAAGCGGTCTCAAGTGTATCGCGTCCGCCGAGAATTTGCTAAGGGGCCGAGGTTTGCCGGCGCTTTGAACGACAGTAAGAGCCGAAGACACGCACAAAGGACGGGTTGCCCCGTCTAAGCAAGTGCTGAGAAACTCATGCTGTCTAAATCGACCTCGACAAGGGTCGGGGTGTGAAACAAAGCCGTGCAAACCGCCCGCACCGCGGCGATTTTCCAAACATGCTGACAAAGAAGGATCGGTATTCATCACACAAGATTCGTAGAGACCGGAATCCCACCCGTGAGGGAACAGGTTCCGAACGACCCTACGCGCAAAAGCGATGTAACCGCGTGGTAAGGAGGGTGGTGGAGACTGGAAATGGTTAGCGACGGATGAAAGAAGAGGAGCTTCCATACACCGGCATGACGCCGGTTGTAGCTTCTTGATTGAATTCCACGCAAATTCTGATTGCTGGTCCACGGCAGGACTAGCTTGCAGATAGCGCTTCGTTTCCCTACTAAGGTCGACACAGTTATCCGAAATAGGCTCGAATTTCGGTGCCTCGCAGTTGTAGAGGTATTTCCAAGTAGCTACCGCTTTCCAAATTGTCTCACAGAGACGGGAACGGTATGCTCGACAAGAGCGTCGAGTAGCGTACGTTTCAGTAAACTTCGTCATAAATCCTTACGGTTGACGAGGGCAGGCTGGAAACGCTTAAAGTCCAAATGTGG